AGGCTAAAGGAATTAATTTAGATGCTGCTTTAGTTCCTATGAAAAAATATAAGCTTGTTAAAATATTTGTGTTAGCTGCTTTTGATAGGTCTAAAGATATAGAATTAGTTGGAAATATTTTAGATAATAAAAGGAATTGTTATTCAATGGGGGCTCTTGCACAAATGTTCCAATGTTCTATATGTAAGGGTTTATTAGGTCCATCTATAGAAAGAACTTGTACTTGTTTTGGAACTGATTATCAAGATTTATCTACTTTAGGAAGTGTTTCAAATGGAAAACTTCATTATCACATAGCCAGAGATTTTAATTTTATAGAAATTTCGAACGTGAGTTCGCCTGCTGACGTAGGTGCAAGAAGTAATAATATTATGTAGTAACTTGTGTGCAGACTAGGCTCATTACCGAAAAGTGATTTTCCTGAATCACCTGTCTGCATTTTAATTTTTCAGGAATTTTATTACAGGAGATAGATAATGTCTAAAGAAATAAGTTTAATTAATTCAGATTTAAAAGCAATTGTTAGTAATAAAGATTTTGAAAGGGTTAATAAATATAAATGGCTTCTTACTGATAAAAAATATGTACGTAGAAATAATAGTAAACTATCTTTACACAGATTTATATTAAATGCTCCTAAAAATAAAAAAGTAGATCATAAATTTCATAACACTTTAGATAACCGTAGATCTAAATTAAGACTATGTACCCATGCTCAAAATATGGCAAACATGAAACCTCATAAAGGAGGTACTTCTAAATATAAAGGAGTGATAAGAATTTCAAATGGAAGTTGGATAGCACATTTAACAGTAGACTATGTACCAATGTATCTTGGAATTTTTAAAAAAGAAAAACATGCAGCGTTATCTTATGATAAAGCAGCTTTATATTTTAGAGGAAAATTTGCCAAGGTTAACTTTAAGAAAAGTACTCCTAAAGATCATATTAGAACTTGTTATGTAGATTATGATCCTCCAAGAGCTAAAGGAGAACCATGTACTACTTACAAAAAGAAAAAACATCCTTATGATTGTTGGAGAAAGAAAAGAGAAAAAAGAGATACAGGAGTTACATTAAAGAAAATAGATGGAAAAGTAGTTACTCATATTAAAATACATGGTAAATATGGAAATGGTAAATATGCAATAGCAGATAAAGAAGATTTTGAAAGAATAAAAAAACATAAATGGTATGGTAAAACACCAGGGTATTATAGAAGAAAAAAATTTAGATTTGTATATCTACACCGTTTTGTAATGAGAGCTAAAAAAGGTCAATTTGTTGATCACAAATATCATGATCATTTGGATGCAAGAAAGAAAAATTTACGTATAGCTACATCTTCTCAAAATCAGGCTAACAAAATATTTAATCAAGGAACATCTAAATATAAAGGAGTAAGAAAAACTCCAAGTAACAAATGGAGAGCGTCTATTGAAGTAAAAGGTAGATTTCATGATCTTGGAACTTTTAAAAAAGAAAGAAGTGCAGCTTTAGAATATGACAAATATGCAGTATACCTTTTTGGAGAATTTGCTTATATTAATTTTCCAAATATTAAACATTCAAAAACTAAATTAATTTAGCCTGCTGATGTAGGTGCAAGAAGTAATAATATTATGTAAATAATTATGCAGACTAGGCTCATTACCGAAAAGTGATTTTCCTGAATCACCTGTCTGCATTTTAATTTTTCAGGAATTTTATTACAGGAGAAATAATAAAATGGATTACATAAAAATTCCTGCTAACATAGCAAAGGTTTTGAATTTAGTTGCTTTTAAAGATAAGGACATTGATATTATTGTTGATCAGCTTTCCAACTCAATGGAATTACTTGACCAAAAGGAATTTATTTCTTTTCTTAGTAAGAATACTAAGTTAAAAGGTCTAATACTAAAGAAGATTTTTAATGAATACTGGAAACTTTCAGCAAGAGATAGAGGTAACCCTACATTTGATTTTTATGAATGGGTCAACAAAATTATTAAAAAATAATTTAACAGGAGATAATCAAAATGGATTACATAAAAATTCCAGCTAATATATGAGATAGTAATTAATGAGAATTATACCAAGAATTTTAAGGAGTAATAGAAATACGCTTCAAAACACATGAAATTCGCCATATTTCACTACTTTTGAAGCGTATTTCGAATTGTTAGATCAACCTTATATTTTGTCCCCTCCTTTAGTTTAGTAGTAATAAAATAAATTTCTTGAAAGGAGGTTAATTGTAATTAAACTTTTAACTGGAGGTTAGTCATGAATATTAATAGAGGACCAATTACTGTAACAAGTTCTTCGGGTTCTCCTTTACTAAAAGTACCTTGTTTAGAATGTGGGTCTGAAATTCTTGCTTCAAAAAATGATAAATTTTGTACAGTTTGTGGATCTGGAATTGAAGTCAAAAAAACTGGAATTAAAATTGAAGCAAGTGTTAAAGATTTAAGACCTTCTTTATTATGTGCTACTTGTGAAAAAAAGATTTATGTAAGTGATAAAGAAGATCCAGTACACATAGCTACAACAATGTATTGTCCTGCTTGTGGTTCTGCTGAAATAGATATAGTTGAGGAAGAAGTAATAGAACCAGAAGAGGTAATTGAGGAGGAAGTAATAGAACCAGAAGAAGTTGAAGAAGAAGTAGAAGAAGAGGAAGAGGAAGAAGTTCAGGATAAATTAGGGGATATTGAAGTAGATGAACTTGAAGCCGCTTTATTAGCAAAACCTGAAGATCATTGGATGATATTTAGTAATGGGGAACCGCTTTTAAGGTTTCTTAAATCAAATCAACCCGAAGAAAGTCATGCTATTTTCTCTACATCCAAGTTTTTTGATTTTTTCCAACAAAGAGCTAAGGAAACCTCCTTATTTGGAGCCTCCAGAGAATTTAATGCTGAGTTAATCATACCTGATAAAGTTATGACTACTTCTGATGTTGAAGAGGTTGTTTATGATAGATTACAATCTACTGTTCTTCCTAAATTTTTGGATTGTACCAGTTTAGCTATTGAAGGAATGGTCCGTAATATCTATCCCGATCTTAGTTTGGAACTTAAAGCTTCTTTTTATGATGAACTTAGAGCGAGAGGTATTGCTGAACCTAATGAAGTTGTGGAAGCTGTTTTTGATGCAGCGGGTTCAAAAGTATTTGCAGCTATTGTTGCAAAGGCAATGGAACTTTATAATAAGCCTGATGAAATTAGGTCTGAATTAAAGTCTACTATCCTTTCAACTGAAAAAGCTACAAATGTAACCGTTAACGAAGAAAAATTATCTGAGGATGATGTAGAAAGTATTGAAGTAAAAGCTAAATTAAGAGAGGGTAATATTCCTCTTAAAGAAAGTGTTGTATCTAATGTTGTTTCTAATAGATTTGCTAAAGCTTCAGTAAATGATTTAAGGGATAGAATTAGTCTTGGTAGAAGAAAAGCTGCTTAATAATTTTTTAATAAAGGAGATTAAATTATGTTAGATCTGACTCGTTGCCGATTTTTTGAAGACAAGGAAATTGCAGTAGCCACCGGAGAAACCATTACTGATGAAGGAATTCCTCTGATGTCTACATTGGAAGGTGGAGAAGAAGTAGTAGAACCTGTTGATGGAGCCGTTACCGATATTTTTGCAGGTTTTAGTTATGGAGAACCTTATACTCCTACTACTTTAGCTTATGTTTATACAGCAAGTGTTCCTGCTGCCGGTACCTATACTATCCAACTTCCTAAAACTAATATAGTAGCCGCACAAATTCATGTTTATGACAATACCGCTGCTGTTGCTTTAACAGAAGGTGTAGTTGCTGATGGAGTATACTCCTGTGTTGATGCAACTGGATTACTTACCTTTGATGTTGCACAAGCTGGTAATAGTATGACTGTTACTTTTAGATATGCTCCTACAACTCAAGAAGTTATGATGGAAAATAATATGCCTATCTATAGTCCAAGTGGTTCAAGTGAATTAGGACAGATTGGTGTTATTCTTCATGGAGAAGTTTATACTGATGTATTTAATTCAGCTATAGCTTGGGATGATGGTCCAGCTAATGTAAGAACAGGAGTTGGTCGAGTAACTAATACTAATGAAGGTGCAGTAGGAGCAATTATTCCTAATTGTACTATTATTCATGTTCCTTCGACAGACTTCCCGTTTGTAGGACTAAGATTCTAAAAATACTTTTTACAAATTTTAACAGGAGGTTAATTATGAACAATCCTTATCGGTCAATTATAGCTAAAACTGGAGAACCTGTGACTTCGGCTTATAAATTACCTGGTCAAAGTTCTTCAATGTTTAATGATAAAGGAGAATTTAATGCATCTAACGTTAGTGATTTGTTAGGTCAAATCGGACGTTTGATTGATGCACAGAGTAAAGGAGAGATTGTTAAAAGTAATGTAGTAGACCCTCAAGTTTTAAGTGAGAGGCGTGATATACTTCTGGAAGCTTTTAATGATAAAAGTGGTAAATCTATGCAGTTGTTAGGTGAAGCATTAGCGGTTGAAATTCTTGATACAACCAGCCGTGAAGGTTTTTCCAGAAGATTTCTTCAGTATAAAGAAATTGGCATGGGTGAAGTAAATATGATTAGGTTACGTCAGCATGATGTAACTGCATGGATGGCTGTATCTGCTACAGAAGTCCAACCTATTATTGTTAGAGGACGTAAGCTTATTCCGCCAGAGTTTAATGTAGAAGCTTATATTCTTATTGATCTTAAAGAACTTTCCGCTACTCCTGGTGATCTTTTAGAAGAGAAGTATGAGGAAGGTTTGGAAGCTACTATGGTATCAGAGGATCGAAGATGGAAGACTCTTGCTGATAATGCTTGTACCGTTAGGAATACTATTCAGTGGTTTACATCTTTTACTCCTCAGATTTTTTCTCGTATTAGAAGTCAGGTATCCCGTTGGGGAATTCCTGTACCTACTTGTCTTATTGCTTATGACATTTGGGATGACATTATAGGTAATGCAGACTTTTCAAGTCTATTTGACCCTGTTACAAAATATGAATTAATTCAGGAAGGTACTTTAGGTACTATTCTTGGAGTTACTGTTGTAACAGACGCCTTTCGTCAGGAAAATCTTAGAGTTCTTGATTTAGGCGAAGTATTCTTAGTTGGTGCTCCAATTAATCATGGAGTAATTCAGGTTAGAGGTTCTATGTTGGTGGAACCGATTAATAAGTTTGCAGATGGAAAAAGCCAAAAGGGATGGTTTATGAATGAAATCATGTCTATGGTTATTGGTAATTCCGCATCGGTTGCTAAAGGACAAAGAATCTAAATCAAATTTAAAATTACTATTGGAGGATAAATATTATGTCTCAAAATAAAAGAATTCGTGAGTCCGGAGAAACTTTGTTAAAAGCTTATGTAGCTCTTAAAGCAGGGGATGTTCGGAAAGGTGCAAAACTTTTTGCTTCTCTTAGAAAAGAGGAATCTGTCGATACCATTATGGACGGAATTGCTAAAGCTATGATGAGATTGAAAGCAGAAGAGTTGGAAGAAGATATTGTAGAAGAAGCTATTGGAGATGATCTTGAAGAAGATATTCTGGATGATCTTGAAGAAGACGAACCAGATGATGAAGTAGATGAATTGGAAATTGAAGAGGATGAAACTATTGAAGTTCCTGCAAGTGTAGCCAAATATTTAAAGTTAAAGTAAACTAATGACTACAATCGGAATTAATACTAGCATTTCCTTATCAACAGAAGATGTTAGAACTCAACTTGAATCCTTTTACAAATCACTCAGCGTAAGTTCTTCGACAATTAAAACGCTGACATTAGCAAGTGGAGGATCAGGATCTCTTTCTTTAACACAAAGTAGTTTTCTTATTATAATAGGTGTTAAGGATTCTTTAACCATATCTTTGGCTAATATAATTGGGGACACTATTGAGATTGAAGATGCAGGTTTTTTAATGCTTAACGCTTCTAATCTTAGTAGTGTTACCATTACTAATGGGTATACAGAGGAACAGCAGATTAGTCTGTTTTTTTAAAATGATAGAACAAACTTTAGCTTACTTAGGTAAATTTTTATCCACAAAATCTGAATTACCAACTAAACAAATAGCTTTTGTGGATAGAGAAATGATTTTTAATTATTTATCTAATAATAACTTGCCCGTAGATCTTCCTGCAATTTCTTATAATACAACGCAGATTGCAGATCCTATGCAATTTAGACCTATGCAAGTTAGAGGTAATACGGATATTTCTTTTACTTCTGCTAAAGAGATTACACTTATTCCTGTAAAATTATCTATAGGAGTTGCTTTACTTTCCTCTTCATTAGTAGATTATTTTGGTCTTATTACTACTTATTATTCTTTAGTTAAAGATGGAGCTTTTAATGTAGAAGTTATAAATGATGAGATGCAGGGTAAGTTTACTTGTGTGTCAGATAATTATGATGCTCTTTCTACACCTCCTGGAGGAAAAGAGGGAAAAGATTTCGATAGAGGTCGCTATTATGTTTTGGAAGGTAGTTTTGAAGTTAATTCCTATGTTGCCTTCTATGATGATAAACCTTTGATAAGAACAGTAACAAATACTGTGAATTGGGGGAATATCTTGGTTTTTGATTCAGTAGACATTAGTTAAAAAAGGAGAAAATGATGTCTAAATATCTTTTTAAAAATACTCAGAGGTTTCAAATTCCTGTTGAGTTAACGACTAATCCTTCTCTTAGTGAGATAGTTGTTATTCCTCCTAAAGCTATGAAAAGAGTTAAATGTACGGAGGAGCAAGCATCTTTTGTAACAGCTAAGTATAAGAAGGAAATAGTTGTTGCCCCAATGGTTACATAAATTTTTTTGTAATTAAAAGTGATCCTAATATTTAGTCACTTAAAATATTAATAAAATCGGAGGTTATATCTTATGGCGTCCCCGCAAGTCCGAACGGTTGAATATGACTTGTCTCAAGTATTACCTGCCTTCGAAGGAATGTCTGGTCTAATTATTGGTAATTTTGATAAAGGTCCTTTGGAAACAAGAATGTTTCTTAGTAGGCAAACCCAATGTGATCAAGTTTTGGGTAAACCAGGACCAAATTCAGATCAAGCATATTTCATACTACATTCCTACTTAACTAAGTCTCAAAGATGTTGGGTAGTACGTGTAGCTGATGATGCCTTATTTGGTGGTGTAATATTAGGGTCAGGTTTTAATACTACTATAGGAACTGGTGATGGTGCTACTTTAGTATTTACTGGTACTACTTCCTTTAGTAGATGTATTCCAGGTCTTCTTGAGATCTGGATGGATGGTGTAAAAATAGGTTACGATGTATCTACTACAGGTGCTATCGCAGGTACTAACTTAACTGGAACAGTAACTTATGAAACTGGTGCTGTTTCTCTAACCTTTGCAGCAGGGTATGCACCTTTAACTAATTCTACCATCTATGCAAGATGGGGTTTTCCTGTTTTAGACTTTGATGCAATAGATGTAGATGCTGCTGTATATATAGATCCTACGGATTATGATTGGGTAACAAGGGATATTGAACTTACTATTGCAGATCCAGATACTACAGGTTTGTATACAGATGCCCTTCCACCTTTTCCAATTTATCCTCCAGCTGTAGCTCCAACAGGTGTTGCTGATGCTACGGTTGTTTTTTATGATGGAACAACTGCTATTTTTTATGCAGATGAGAATGGTACTCTTGTAGATACAGGTGCTTATTTAGATAGTGGAACTGTTAACTATACTACAGGAGCAGTTAGTTTTACTTTAGATGCACTTTATACTCCCACTTCAGATATAACAGTTATTTATCATTCCAACTTGGCTGACTGTGCAGTAGTTTATGCAGATTCAGAAGGTGATTGGTCTGATGATGTTGCTATTACTCTAAGTAATATAGATATTTTAGCTAATAGCTGGAGAATAAATCTTTGGGAAAGAGAAATAATTAATGGAGTTTCTACTATTGAAGCTCTTCATGAAAATGATTGGACTGTTAGTAGGGAAGAAAAAGTAGATGGGTTTAATCGTCAATTGTATTTGGAGGATAAAATTAATGATAACTCTTATTATATGAGAGTTTTTGATAATCCTACTACTGCATTACTTGACACAGTTGGACCAGTTGGTACTTATACACATGCTTCTGTTTCCGCTGCATCTACTGATCTTAAATACATGACAGGTGGTGATGATGGAGATGCAGTAACTCCTGCTTCTTATGTTGTTGCATTAAATCTTTTTGATAATAAAGAGGATATCAATATTGATATCATAACGGATACTTTAGGAGTTGCAGCCTACCAAGTTGCTATTGCCAATATTAGTGATAGGACAAGAGGTGGACGTGGAGATTGTTATGGTATTCTCTATACTCCTTTAGCTCTTGAAGCAAGTACTAATTATGTAGCTCAACTTTTGGAATATGTTAAGTACTCCTTAAACCTAAATACAAGTTTCTGTGGACTCTATTGTGGTCATGTTAAGATTACTGATACCTACAATGGTAGAGAAATTTGGATACCTCCTTCGGGATTTGTTTCTGCAGCTTTTAGTTATACAGCAGATATGTTTGATCCTTGGTGGGCTGCTGCTGGTTGGAGGCGTGGTGTACTTCCTGTTTTAGATTTATATAGGAAGTTTACTTTAGGTGAACGTGATGTATTGTATGATGCAAATATAAACTGTATGAAATTTAAACCTGGAAAGGGAATTGCTATTTGGGGACAACGTACTTTATATGGAATTAATTCTGCCCTTAGATCTGCAAATGTAAGGTGGCTTTTAATAGTTATTGAAGATGCTGCTGAAACTTTTCTGGAAGATTATGTTTTTGAGTTCAATGACGCAAAGACAAGAGCGTTGATTAGATCTGCAATGATGTCTTATTTAGAAACCATTAGGTTACGTAGAGGTTTATATTCTTACGATGTTGTTTGTGATGATACGAACAATACAAGTAATGATATAGATAACCTCCGTATGAATGTAGACACTTATGTTCAACCTACCAAGGTTGCTGAGACAATTTACAACCGTGTTATTATTACAAGAACAGGAGTAGATTTTGGAGACGTAAGAATAGTTTAGTGTAACTTCTTTCCTTGAGGGACAGAGGGTCGCCCCCTTTGCTTTTACTGTTTTCTCTAAAAGCTTACCTCAAGTAAAGATTAATTTTAAGGAGAAAACAAGTGAAAACAGGAAGAAAGAAACTTTATTTTAGTGAAGTTAAAAATAGAGTAGAGAATCAAGGATTAAATTTAGTTAGTAAAACGTATATTAAAAGTAATAAATTATTAAAAGTTAGATGTAGTAAAGGACATACTTTTGAAAGATCCTTATTTCATATAGAACAAAGTAATAAATGTCCTATTTGTAAATTTCCATCTTTAGAAGAAATTAAAACTTTAATTGAATCTAAACATTGTAAATTATTAACTAATAAATCAGTTAAACATCAAGAACCTTTAAAAATTAAATGTAAATGTGGAAGAATTTTTTATAGATCTTTTTCTAACTATAAAAAAACTGGAGGGCTTTGTTCTAAATGTGCAGGAGGATACCCTTCTAAAAAAGAAATTATAGAAGCAGTTAAAAATAAAAATCTTAGAATTATTAAATCTGGTACTCCTTTAAAGGTACAATGTAAAGAATGTAAACATAAATTTGAAATTAATTATAGATGGTTATTGGAAGTTAAAGAACCTTGTATTAAGTGTAGAAATTCTGAAAAACCTTCTTATAAATTTATTATTTCTCACTACAAAAAACAAGGATTTAAGGTTTTAACTAAGAAGGAAAAATGTCAGCAATTTTTTCCTATTAAATTACGTTGTAAAAATGGACATATATTAAAAAGAAAACTTGATTTAAGCACTAAAAAAGTTGAATGTAAAAAATGTAGAAAAAATAGTAAGATAAAAATCCTTAAAGAAAAAGAATACAATGTAGTTAAATATACCAAAAACAAAATTACTTTTTTATGTCCTATTTGTAATAATAAATTTAAAAGAACTTTTAAAGGAGTACTTGCTTCTAAATATAATCTTTGTAAATCTTGTTCCTATAAAAAGGAACCACCTCCTACTAAACATAAATTTTCTTATGTTAAAAAAGAGGTTAAGAAGAGAGGGTGTAAATTACTTAGTAAGAAATATATTAATGCACCAACTCCTTTATTAATACAATGTAAATGTGGTAATATTTTTACTCGTTCTTTTATGTACTGGAAAAAAGGACATTATTACTGTATTTCTTGTGTTAAGAAAAATCCTTCTAAAGGAGAACGTTCTTTACAAAAGTTTGTTAGTAAATTCAACGTACCTTTTGAAACTAACAACCGTACTATTTTATCTAACAACTTTGAGTTAGATATTTATGTTCCTTCATGTAACTTAGCAATTGAGTACAACGGTTTGTATTGGCACTCAGATACTAAGTTAGATAAAAATTATCACTTAGATAAAACAACTGGTTGTTTAAAAAAAGGAATCCAGCTACTTCATATTTTTGAAGATGAGTGGTTAGATCCTGTTAAAAGAAAAATATGGAAGTCAATTATTCGTAACAAGTTAGGTAAGTCTGAAAGAATCTTTGGTAGGAAATGTGAAATAAAGGAAGTAAGTAGTAATCAATCAAATAAATTTTTGGAGAGAAATCATTTACAAGGTAAATGTAATTCTTCTGTTAGAGTAGGATTATTTTATAATGATAAGTTAGTTTCTTTAGCAACTTTTGGTAAACCAAGATTCAGTAAGAACTATGATTGGGAAATAATTAGAATTTCAACCAAAAGAAAGTATCTTGTAATAGGTGGAGTAAGTAAACTTTGGAAGTATTTTCTTAGAACTTATTTTCCTAAATCTTGTGTTTCTTATGCTGATAGAAGAACTGGTGAAGGAACAGTTTACAACCAACTTAACTTTTCTTTTTTAAGAGATTCCCAACCTAATTATTTTTATGTGGATGATACTTATTCTTTTAGACAAACAAGAAATAAATATCAAAAGCATAAGTTACATAAACTGCTTTCTAATTTTAATCCTAAGTTAAGTGAAAAAGAAAATATGAAGGTGAATGGGTATCATAGAGTTTATGATTCTGGTAACAAGGTTTATACATTTAGTAACTTTTAACTTTTTGGAGGTAAATAAAAATGGGTGTTACAATAGATGAAATTCGGCAATCAGGAGCAAGTGCTCGTTCCTTTTTGTGGGATATGACTATTAATAAACATGGATTAGACCCTGTAGCAAATTTAAGATGTACCACTGGTAATATTCCTTCTCCTGTTCCGCAGAAGATTGAATCAATTATTCGTGGTTATACTATACCTGAAGGTGGAGCAACGGAATGGAATCCTTTAACCTTTACTTGTATTGAAAATGTTGACTATGAAATTATGAAAGCTTTGTGGAAGTGGTCTAAGAGTACTTTTGATTGGACTACTGGAGTACTAACAGAGGAAGATGCTTCTCCTTCTGGTTCTGGTGGTGATATTACTATTATGATGGAAGGCTTACAAAGAACTCCTCAAATGACTTTTGAGTTAATAGGTTGTATGCTTTCTGGTGTAACTAATCCTGATCCTGGAGCAGATAAGGCCGCAGTTTTGGAACCTTCATTTGAAGTATCTTATGCCTACGCTAATCAAGTCTAAGGTAGTAAAAAATGGGCGTTACAATAGATGAAATTCGGCAATCAGGAGCAAGTGCTCGTTCCTTTTTATGGAATGTAACTGTTAATAAACATGGTTTAGACCCTGTTGTGAATTTAAGGTGTACTACTGCTAATCTTCCTTCTCCAGTTCCACAGAAAATTGAAACTAATATTGGGCCTTTTACTATACCAGAAGCTGGAGGAGTAGAGTGGAATCCTTTAACATTTACTTGTGTTGAAAATGTTAAATATGAAATTATTAATAATTTATGGTTATGGTCAGAAAGTTCTTTTAATCCTAAAACAGCAGTACAAACAGAGGAAGATGCTTCTCCAAAAGGAGCTGGTGCTGATATTATTATTATGATGGAAAATTTAGGAAGGACTCCTGAAGTAGTATTTGAGTTAGTTGGAGTTGTTCTTTCAGGAATAACTAATCCTGATCCTGGTGCTGATAAAGCAGCGGTTTTGGAACCTTCATTTGAAGTATCTTATGCTTATGCAAATAAAACTTAAGTAGGTTAATTATGAACATTGAGGCTATTAGAAAAAGTTTACCTTTTGCTCGAGCGTATAATTGGGAGATTAATATTCCAAGTTATAGTGAAGAATGGTTTCCTGCTCATACTTTAGGTGAGACTGCTTTTGGTTTTAAAAATGATGAAGTAGATTATGGAGTTAAAACTTTTCAATTTCCAAGTGGAGCAAGTAGTAAAAAACAGTTATCTGTTTCTATGTATGAAGTAGATAAATCAAGTGTAGAAACATGGCTTAAAGATTGGTCAGATGAACTTTGTGATGACAAAGCTGGTGTAGCTTTGTTAGGTCAAGGTGCCAGAGATGCAAATTTATATAGATATGATATTAAACAAAATCCTGCTCCTGGTTATCCTAAAGTTTTACAAGTTGTACCAGACGGAGAAGTATCTTATCAATATTCTTCTACTAAAAATGAGTTAGTATCTGTTGAGTTAACTTTGATAGTAGTTGGTTCTATGTAATCCCTTCTTTTCAATTCTTAGGAATCTGTTCCAGATTTCCTTCCTGTTATCAGAGGCTTCAGTCCATTACTGATACGGTTACTAATTTAACTCTATATTTTAAATGGAGGTTAACCGTGTATTCTAAAATTAAGGAGCTTCCCTCAAGTTATAAAGCATATCCAGAAGGGACTGAAATCTCAGTCCGACCTTTAAAACACGGAGAAGTAGTAAATTATTCCGAAAGACGGGATAAAATAATTGATGTCCTTGAATACTTTGATAAAAGAAAAGTAATAAAGGGTATTGATATTTGGGATATATCTGTCGGTGACTGGCAATTTTTAGAGTTAACTATAGTTGCTGCCAGTTATATTGCCCCAACTTTTTCTTTTATGGGTCCTGAATGTGAGGACTGTAAAAAGAAAATGGAAGAAGCAAAAGAAGAGGAAAAAGAAGTACTCTCCGTTCCTGGATTCCCTACTATTGACCGTAAAAAACTTCCTGAAAGATTTAAAGTAAGTTTTTTGCCTTCTGAATTAATTTTTAATTCTGTAGAAGATAAAGTAAAAATACCTGTTACTATAGACTTAGATAATGGGAATACAGTAGAGTTAGATTTTTTTCGTCTTAGACATTATAAAGAAATGCTGGAAAAGAAATTAGAAGGAAGAGATGAAGAAATTGCTATTGCAGCAGGAGTTAATTTAGAGAATGATGTTACTACTCAAGATGCTTGGGTAATGGAAAATGCTTATAAGTCAATGGATCATGGTTTAGCAGATAAAGTAACCTTAAAGTGTCCTTCCTGTAATAAGGAAATAGAAAAGGAGGTTGATTGGGAGATTCTCTCTCTCATCCCGTTTCACGGAGACGAAAAATCTGTTGGAAAGAGAATCCATTTTGGCGGAGCACTTAAATCAACCGATAATGATGTTACGGGAGATGGATTACAGACACCTTCTGGAACATTACGACATACTGGTAGCCCGGAAAATGAAGAAGTAAAATCAGGTATTAGACCTTTAACAGAAAAAGCTCCTCCTATAGGTAAGTAAATGGTTGAAACAAAAAATAATAAAACAGATACAAAAAATAAAACTGGGGATGCTACTCCAGATGCTAAAGCTATGTCTACTGCTATGAGTACTCTAACAAAGGCTTTAAAGGATTTACATCTATCTGTTAAAGGTTTAGATATAGAAAAAGATTTTACTGAACAATATAAACAGTTTACAAAAGAAGTAGAAAAAGTTACCCAAAAAGAAGTTACTAAAATTGCTAAAAGAGAAGTATCGCAGGAAACCAGAGAAAAACTTTCTCAGGCTTTAAAAAAAGCACATGCTGAAGGTAAATTTGATAAAGAAAAAAAGAATGTAAGTAAAACTGAACCTGTAAAAAAAGATGTAACAATACCTAAAAAAAGAGAAGTATCTGAAGAAACCAAACAGAAGCAATCTGAATCGATGAAAAAAGTTTGGGCTACTAAAAAAGAGGATAAAAAATATTCTGTACCAACTGAAACAAGATCTAAATTATCCAAGGATTTCTTTAAAGCCTGGGCGGAAGCTAATAGACCTCCTAAAAAAACTACAGCAGAAGAATCTAGAGAAGAAAAAAGATCTCAAACTTTAGAAGATAAGGTAGGAGATTTAAATGATACTTTTAAAACTCCAGGTTTCTTTGCTAAATTATTGGGTAGAGATACAGATACTAAAAAAGGAGGAATAGGAAGAAGTCAAGGTTTCTTAGAAAGAAGTCAAGGAGGAGTACAAGAAATAACTAAATCTGCTCTTAATATGTTAGGACCTTTTGGACAGATAGCAGATGAATTACTACATGTTTCTGATAGAGTTAGTGAAAAAGTATCTGAAAAAGGAGAGGCTTTAAGAGAAAGGAAGGAAGAGAAAAAAGAAATTACAAATGCTCTTAAAGATTTAATTAAACAAAGAGATGATATAGAAGTAAAGATAGAAAAAAGTGTTGACGATTCAGAAAAAGATGAATTATTAGAAGAAAAATTAGGGATACTTGAAGAAGCAAAAAGTAAAAGTGAAGAATTAGAAGAAATTAAAAAACAAGAAAAAGTAAAAAATGTATTTAGAAGAAAGAAAAAAGAACCTACTAAAATTCCTGTAGAAGCTTCAGAAGAACCTACCGGAGAAATTCCTCCAGATAAAGAATCTACTAAAACTCCAGATAAAATTAAAGGTTTAAAAACTAAAGCAGGAATAGCTTCTCAGACAGGAGTTCTTTCTATTATAGAAAGAAACCAAAACAGTATGCAGGAAGGTTTTAAAGCAATACTAAATGCTTTTGGTCCTTTAGGAATAGCTGCGGATGCTATTTTTCATTTTTCTGATAAAGTTAGTGAAAAATTAGGAGAAAGTGCAAGAAGTAAACTTGATACTAAAAAAGATATTCAATTACAAAAAAGAGAAAAAGCTAAAATAGATGAACAAATACAACTTACTAAAGAACAGTTAGAATTAGATATACGAAATAATAAAATTAAAGAGGGAAGTAAAGAACATTATGAACAATTAGAAAAACTGGAGGTAATGGCAGAACGTTCCAAAGAGTTACATGATATATTAGAAAAAAGAACTAAACAATCAGAGGAATTTCATGAAGCTGCCACTACTAAAGGAAGTATATATACACATGATGTAACAGCAGAGGAACAACTTAAAGAACTTACCAGAGAAGAAGGAAAAAATGGTGGTATTACTAAAGTACAAGCTGATCATTTAAATGATCAATTATTTGCTTCTGGTAATCATTTAGAAAGAATAGATATTAGGTTAAGAAAACTTAA